CTCACGAAGTATTAGAAGCAAGATACGGTAAATTATCAAAACAAATAGAGGTTTTATTTGAAGGTGCTATGGTACTAGGTACTAAAAAAATGTTAAAATGGAAACTAGCACCTAACATGATGAGACCTAAAAGTGATTATACTAAAGTCAAAACGAATTATAGTATAGTTGCTCCAAGAATGTATAAAGGTAGAATTGAATCGCTAGTAAGTAGAATAACTGCTTTTGCTGACATGATCCAATTAACACATTTAAAAATTCAACAAGTCATGTCTAGAATGGTGCCAGATGGTATTTATTTAGATGCTGATGGACTTGCTGAAATTGATTTAGGTAATGGTACTAATTATAATCCACAAGAAGCACTAAACATGTTCTTCCAAACTGGTAGTATAATTGGTAGATCTATGACTAGTGATGGTGAGATGAATCCAGGTAAAGTACCTATTCAAGAAATACAAAGTGGGAACGGTGGTCAAAAATTACAAAGTTTAATTCAAACATATAATTATTATTTACAAATGATAAGGGATGTGACCGGATTAAACGAAGCAAGAGATGGTAGTATGCCTGAAGCTAAAACTTTAGTTGGTGTACAAAAATTAGCTGCTGCTAATAGTAATACAGCAACAAGACATATATTACAAGCTGGAATGTTTTTAACAACTGAATTAGCTGAATGTTTATCACTTAGAATATCTGATATACTAGAATATTCCCCAACAAAAGAAGCTTTTGCACAGAAGTTAGGTAGACACAATGTTGCGACATTAGAGGAAATGGCTAATTTACATTTGTATGATTTTGGTATATTCTTAGAATTAATGCCTGATGAAGAAGAAAAACAAATGCTTGAAAACAATATACAACAAGCTTTACAACAACAAGGTATAAATCTTGAGGACGCTATAGATGTTAGGGAAATAAAAAATCTAAAACTTGCTAATCAGTTATTAAAACTTAAACGTAAGAAAAAGCAAGAGGACGACCAAATAATGGCCCAGCAAAACATCCAAGCACAAGCACAAGCAAATGCACAAACACAACAAGTTGCCGCGCAAGCTGAAATACAAAAGAACCAAGCAATAACTCAAAGTCAAATGCAGTTAGAGCAAGGAAAATCTCAATTAGAAATAGAGAAATTAAATGCTGAAGCTAAATTAAAAAAGGAACTTATGAACCATGAGTTTCAGTTAAATATGCAACTAGAGCAAATGAAAGCTCAAACTGCAAAAGATATTGATTCTGGAAAAGAAGATCGTAAAGATGATCGTACTAAAATACAAGCATCTCAACAATCTGAATTAATAGATCAAAGAAGTAATAATAAACCACCTAAGAAATTTGAATCATCTGGCAATGATATAATGGGTGGTGGTTTTGGATTAAATCAATTTGATCCAAGATAAATTTGTTTAATTATATAATATTATATTATGGCTAAAAAAGAAGAAAAGGTAGTCGAAGAAATTCAATCTACCGAAACTAAAAATGATCAACCTAGTAATAAAATCACTGAAACGAAAGTTAAGGAAACTGGAGTTGAAAAAGAAGGTGGTGACATGAAAGTTACTGCAAAAACTAAAAAAGTTACTAAAGCTAAACAACTAGTGCAAAAAGAACCTACTGTAACAAAAGTAGATATTGCTAATAAAAAAGAAGAGCAACCAAAAGAAGATGTTGCTAAAGTTGATTTAGGTAAAAAAGAAGAAATAGAACAACCAAAAGAAGAGGTTAAAACAGAAGAAGTTACTCCCGAACAAGAAACAGAGGTAAAAGATACCCCTGTTTTAGAAGAAATAACTGAAGAAGAAAAGGTTGAAGAAAAAGTTGAAGAAGTTAAAGAACAGGTTGAAGAAGCTGTTGCTGAAGCTAAAGAAACTGGTGAACCATTACCAGAAAATATACAAAAGGTAGTGGAATTCATGAATGAAACGGGTGGTAGTCTTGATGATTATGTTAGATTAAATCAAGATTATAATAAGTTTGAAGACAAAGAACTAGTACATGAGTTCTTAAAACAAACTAAACCTCATTTAACAGATGAAGAAAGGGTTTTCGTTATGGAAGATTTATATTCATATGATGATGAAATTGATGACCCAAAAGATATTAAAAGAAAAAAACTGGCATTAAAAGAGCAAGTTGCGAATGCCAAAGGCCACTTGGACGGGCAAAAGTCCAAATATTACGCTGAAGTCAAAGCTAGTTCAAGATTGAATCCTGAACAACAAAAGGCTGTTGACTTCTTTAATCGATACAGTGAAGACGCTAAGATTACTGAGAAAAATAAGTCTATCTTCGACAAGAGGACAAATGAAGTTTTTAACAACGAATTCAAAGGTTTTGAATTTAAAGTTGGGGAAAAACGATTTAGACTTAATATCAAAGAGGCGGATCAAGTGAAAGATACACAATCTGATATTAATAACTTCGTTAGTAAATTTACTAATAAAGAAACTAAAGAAGTTAATGATGCTAAAGGGTATCATAAATCTTTATTCACCGCAATGAATCCAGATCTTGTAGCAAATCACTTCTATGAACAAGGTAAATCCGATGCTATCAAGGATAGTATGGCTAATGCCAAGAACGTAGACATGTCAGCAAATCAGACACATGGAAATGTGATTGAATCTGGTGGTATGAAAGTGAGAACTATTAGTGGTGATTCATCTAACGACTTCAAAGTAAAGATTCGCAGAAATGCAAATAAAATAAGTTAAACAATTTAAAAATTAAAAATTATGGCTTTTATTGATCCCGCTCAGGGCGCTGAATTACAGCACCTGACACCTCGCCCAACTCAAACGTTGTGGGGAGACAATTATTTAAGCTTCGATTCTGCATCAGGTGGTGGTACATTCGCACAGCAGTTTTTACCGGAAATTTATGAAAAAGAAGTAGAGAGATATGGAAAAAGAACTATCTCTGGATTTCTTAAACTGGTAGGAGCTGAAATGCCCCTTGCTTCTGATCAAGTTATTTGGTCTGAACAAGGAAGATTACACATCGCTTATGATTCAATAGAATCTGGAGCTAACACAGTACAGGTGGCAGACGCTAGTGCAAACACGCTTACGTTACCCGCTGGACACATGGTTCAAGTATTTGATACGATTATCGTAGTAAATAATGAAACCGCTAGATTAAACAATACATTAAAATGTAGAGTTTCTGTAGTAAGTGGACAAACTGTTACTGCATTACCTTATACACAAGCTGCACACGACACCGGATCGCTTTTCGCTGATGGTGACGATTGTAAAGTTTTTGTATATGGAAGTGAATATCCAAAAGGTTCTTCAGGAATCGTTGGTAGTATAGATGCTGGGTTTACTCAGTTCTCTAACAGACCTATCATTTTGAGAGACAGATACCAAGTTAATGGTTCTGATACTGCTCAAATCGGTTGGGTTGAAGTTACTACTGAAAACGGTGCTGGTGGATACTTATGGTATATGAAATCTGAACACGAAGCAAGATTAAGATTTGAAGATTACTTAGAAATGTCAATGATTGAAGGAGAGCAAGTAGTTGCTACTTCTGGTATATCTGGCGTTCAAGGTACTGAAGGTCTTTTCGCTGCTATTAATTCAAGAGGTCTAGTTTGGACCGCAACTGACTTTGATGTTGTTGACACTTCTGGTGTTACTGATCAAGTTTCTGCTGGTGCTCACGTTGGTCTTGCTGAATTTGATCTTGTTCTTCAAGAATTGGACAAACAAGGAGCTATTGAAGAGAACATGATGTTCTTAGATAGAGCTACTTCTTTAGAAATTGATAATATGTTAGCTGCACAAAATAGCTACGGCGTTGGAGGTACTTCTTATGGAGTATTTAATAACTCTGAAGATATGGCACTTAACTTAGGTTTTTCTGGTTTCAGAAGAGGTTCTTATGACTTCTACAAATCTGACTGGAAATACTTAAATGATTCAACAACTAGAGGAAACTTGGTTGATGTTCAAGGAATCTTAGTACCTGCTGGTACATCTACTGTATATGATCAATCTATGGGAAAAAATATCTCTAGACCGTTCTTACACATTAGATACAGATCTTCTGAAGCTGATGATAGAAAATTAAAATCATGGATCACTGGATCTGTTGGTGGAAATTATACGTCAGATGCTGATGAAATGGTAGTTAACTTTTTATCAGAAAGATGTTTATGCGTTCAAGCAGCAAACAACTTTGTGTTATTTAAAGCTTAATTACTGAATAATTACTAAAGGTAAAGGGTGC